AATCTATTCACGAATAGTCTCTTTCTAATATCATCTCTAAGTAGTGTATTGCTTTTTTAATATCTTCTTCTTTCCCCTTTACAGAGTGTCTACAAATATATTTTATAGCATTGCCCTCTGCAAATAAAAGTTTATTTTCGTTAATAAACTCTGCGGGTTGAATTTTCATCGATCGGTAGTGCTTCCCGCCTATCTGCTCTTCTAATGAATTGTACGTTGTGCCTTTAAATATATTTTTATGTGTCATATGTTATATCCTCTTTCTGTCTTTGCATAAATTATGTTTAATTGTTTTTTAGCTCTTGTAACACCAACATAAAATAATCTGTGTTCATCATCGGGATTATCTAAATATTTATTATAAGCAGCATTACTCAAGTCAGTTATCAAAACTACATTATCCCTTTCATTACCTTTAACACCATGAATAGTTGATATTTTTATTCTGGGTTCTTTTGACAAATCTTCTCCATTCTTTATTAATCTATGTATTTTTCTAATCTCATCGTCTCCTAAATCATCAAATGCAATATACCACTCTTGATCTGTTTTTAAACCATAATCTTTTTTTAAGGTATCTATATCATAAAATTTTTCTTTCGACATTTGTTTCATTAATTTTAGATCCACATTTTTACTCATTTTATTGGTTATCTTTTTATAATCATTATAATGTAGAGGAGTGCCCTCTCGTAACTTATTCCAATTCTCTATTAAGGCATAAATATTTTGAACTCTTGGAGTAGAGTTTCTTCTTTGAAAATAAAAATTATTTTGATCTAAGTAGTAAGCTATTTTTTCTAATATTAAATTTGTTCGAGCAAGTATTAACCACTCTCCTTTTGATAGATTTACTCTATCAATTTCCCAATGATAATTTACTTGACCTAACTCTTCTTTAGGTATCCAATTTTTTTCTACTCTATTTTTAACTTTTTTAATTATTTTATTGGCTACATTAAATATATTTTTAGGCACTCTATAAGATTGTTGTAATATTACTCTTTCTCCTTCTAAATTTATAAAAGTTTCTGCATCAGCACCATTCCATTTGTAAATAGCTTGGTCGTCATCTCCTGCAATGATAGATTGTTTAGAGTTTTTTTCTAATTTTTTAATAATGTCCCATTGTATTAAACTTAAATCTTGTGCTTCATCCACAAATATAACTTCAAACTTAGGACTTTCTCCTTTATCTAAAAATTTTTCTAACATATCTATGTAGTCAATTAATCCTTTTTGTTTTTTATATTGGTATAATTCTTTGTTAATTATATCTAACTTATCATATGTAATATTATAGCTGTTACCATTTTGGTTATATAATTCTAATGGTGATATTCTTTTACTTCTAGCTAAACTAATTAAAGAAATATAAGGATCTTTAGAGTGTAAAATACCCTCGTGATCATGGTCATATCTTATACCCTCAAACTCTATTTGTAAGTCTCTACCTAAATCTTTGTAATCTTTTTCTTGCATAACATTTTCTTTTTTTAAACCTAATATGTTAAAACAAAATGAGTGTAGAGTTCTAAAGTAGGGTAAGTCTTTTTCTGTCAAATTAAACTTATCCATAGCTCTACTTTTGCCCTCTTGTGCTGCGTTTCTTGAAAAAGTAAAGTAACCTATCTTGCTTGGTTCTACTTTCTGTAAGAATTTTTCTAACTCATTCATCAAATAAAATGTCTTACCTGTGCCTGGTGGTCCGTATATTATTTTTCTCATCAATAGTTCTCCTTGTTAAATGTTTTTTCTTTATATGTTTGTGGTTTCTTATCAAATCTTTTTACAACAAAAACAGAAAGCTTAGTTCTTCCGACTCTTTTAGTAAAACAATGTAAATGATCTTTAAGCATTTGAGACGTTCGTTGGTATTGTATTTTCCAATGCCTACGACTTAGATATTGATGAAAAAAATTATCAAATACAAAATAATGGTACTCATCTTTAGTATATGTCCCACCATTTTTTAAATCTTCAAAGTCATCTTTCTTAACTCTATTTAAACAATAGTCTTCTAAATAATTTTTTAATATGTCCTTGGTTCCTGTTCCTTCAGCCGGTTCTGTTATTTCTGCGTTTTCTAAAAGTATGTTTGTCTTTTGTTTCCATTCATTAGTTTTTAAAGTTGGTGGATTAAATCTAAGCTGCTTAACACACTCCTCTTGAAATAGAACTTGATTAGTTAAATGTTTTGCTGAGTCTAAATAAAGTCTATCTCCATCAACATTCATATAGTAGTAAGGTTCCTCTAAATTAACGACTTGTAAGTCTGTTAAATTAGGAAACATTATTTCTTGACCAATACCAAACTTTCTTGTTTTACATAATTTTTTATCACACAAACTACACATAGGTTGATCATTACATTTATAACCCCAATCCTTTTTATCATGTTGCTTAGTAATTATACTGACCTCTGTATCAGACAATGGATGCTCCATCGCATCCTCATTAAATAATATTATTTTAGATTTCCAATTTTGTGGCCATTTAGACTTAGCATATACACCATAATGAAATAGTGCATTATTTCTACCTCCCTCACCCACTCTATTTTGCACCATTAATTCAATACATGGTGGACCATCTGAGTGGGGAGTTTCGGGTCTTTTAATTATTAAATCTTTTAATCCATTTGCATCTATACAATTAGAAGAATGTAACACAAAAAAATCTTCTAGATTAACAGCTTCACCTTCATTATTAAATGCATATCTTGTCGTGTTATCACCATTAAAGTATGGCAAATTTAAAAAATTTCCTGTATCATCTTTGGATTTTAATTCACGTTGTTTTGGAAAAACCTCTGATCCTCCATATCCTAATACAGATCTAATCTCATTCAATTTATCTTGCATTAATGCAGCGGATACGTAATCAGATGTAAACAAAAATACATGTGCACCACCTGATTTAGATCTAAATACTATTAAAGGTATTTTTAAATTTTGTATTTTATTTATTAATTTTTTATGATCAAAGCCTGCGTAAGAATCTATGTCTATACAACCCCACTTACATTTATTATCATCGTTTATTGGTATTACACCAAGACTAGCCTTACCTTGTAAGTGATTTAACCAATGATCTTGTGTGACTATTTCTCTTTTTACAAAAGACTTACCTTTAATTTTTGATCCATTATTATTTAGTTCGCCAACTATAGTGACACCATGAGCTCGATTTAATCCTTCAAATATATCTATAAACTTTCCTAAATTTACCATAGCTATTTATAAAAGTGGGCATCTCCACTCTCGCTTTGATGCCCACTACCTAGGATTAGTAATTTGAAGAATCTTTGTTCAAAGGTTCTTCAGAGCTATGTTTAGCTTCAATCTCACCTTTACCTACACTAATAGCAAAGTTTTTAGCCATGTCATAGATAGCCTTATCTGTAACAGGGCCTACTTTTTCAACATCCCAACCAAACCATGTTCCTTTGTCATTGGACATCTGAACTGTTTTTAGTTTATAAATGTGACTATATGTAGGCGGAGTGAACAAACCACTTTTACCCTGCATTTTTAAACCCATCATCATTGAATTCCATTTTCTACTAACTTTAAGTTGAGTAGATTTCATAGAAATCAAAGCAGATTGTGGGGTATCACCTAGCTGCAACACAAAGTGATTAGCAGTGTTATCAAGATAATTACCATTAGGTAATCTATCTTTGTAGTCCTTACCTCTTGTGGTTTGACTAATGATATCGCTGTCTGCATCGTGAATTGCAACTGGGGCTCCAGTGCTTTGTCCACGATCTTGCCATTCAATGTATTGTCTTTTGTAATGGCATGGCACAACATTTATACTATCGTATAATTCATTAGTGACTGTATTTATGATTTTGCCAGGTTCTGCGCCCTCGACATATTTACCATCTCTTTTGTTCACCTCTGGAGATAGCTGTCCCAAAATTTTTAAGAAAGGTAACGCAAGATCTTCTTGCGACATATTTTGAGCACCTTGATTTGCATCAGCTTCAAATAAATTTGTTGCCAATGCTCCTTCTTTTTTTGTTGCTACTTGGTTCATGTTACTTGTTCCTTTTTATTGTTGTTTTATTCTCCGAAAATATTCCGAAGATTTCCGTTGGCATAGGTTTCCCTGCCTCTGTACGCTCACGGACTAGCGCTTTCAGAGTCATGGGTTCAACCTTCATCTTTTGTGTTGGTTGAAACCCATTACTCTTTGCAAGTTCAGCATAATCAGCTGCCTTGTTATCTTCGTTACGACCGAATGATACGGATATCTCATTTTTGATTATATCACCCAAGCCATTTTCACGAAGCCAGTTAAACGCCGCCTCTTTATTTGCCTCTGTTATAGTGGCACGATACGACGTTGAAACTTTTAGATGTGATCCATCATGAAGTTTTAACTCTGCAAGACCCATCTCAGACATCATGGTTGGAATTACCTCTCCTGATAATCGATCTCTTTTTCCTTTCATCATTTTTAAATCAGCTTCTATGTCTGCAATACGATCATTGCAAGTTTCTAGTTTTTCAACTTGATCTGCAAGGGACTGAATACCTTCAGTTTTTTTCATTGCATCTTGTTGGTCTTTTTCAAAATCAATTGTCATCTATTTCTCCTTTCTCATATAGATTAATTTCAATAGGATAATATTTTTTTTCTTGTTTATCCCATTTTAACAAATTGTATTTTCCTCCTGTAATATCAGACACAATAGAACACGCAACGCCTATTATTGCAGGATCGCCTGTAAGTAGTAAATAATCTTTTTTCTTATATTCTTTCAAACCTTGTCTTAATTTATATATTAAAGGTCCAGGTGAAAAAATCATCTGTGAAAACTCGGGTAACAAAAATTTAAACTGACCATAGTTTGCAGCACCCATAATATTTATTTTTGGATTGCCTGCACGAGTGCCAGCAATTTCTTGTATTACATAAACTGTAGACACATAATTACTTTTAAGGTTTTCGTATTTATTACTTTCTGACATTGACAAATCATATAACATCCTTTACATCTCTGTCAATAGAAAGATGAATTACAAATTTAAAACACCACCTTACAAACATCAATTGACTGCTTTGGAAAAGTCATGGAATAAAGAAACGTATGCATATTTTATGGAGATGGGTACGGGTAAAACAAAAGTATTAATTGATAACGTAGCTATATTATATGATAAAGGTAAAATAAATGCTGCTTTAATCGTTGCTCCTAAAGGAGTTGTTAAAACTTGGTATGAACAAGAGTTACCAACACATTTACCAAATCACATTCAAAATGTGACTATATTGTGGCAACCAAATTTTACAAAAAAATATCAAGAAAATTTAGATAG